CCTGGAAAGCCTATGAAGCTATCCAAGTACCAGCCTGGAAAGCCTATAAAGCAGAACTAGAGAGAATTAACAACGAACCAGACGAAGACATTATCGAAGTGGACGGCAAGCGTTATCAACTAATTAAATAACCTATGACAAACCAAACAATAGAACAAGCGGTGGAGGAGGTTTGTAGTATTCTCAACTCCATACCCAAGTTTAAAACAGTTGTAGATGAAGATACTCATGTGGGGATACAAGACACTTTACGAGAAGCCCTACAAGCCCAACGTGACGCTGGGGCTAGGGAGGCACTCGAATGGGTAATTTCCCTTGAAGACGAAATGCACTCTACCCTTACTATTGAAATGACAAATCAAACTGAGATGGATAAGGGGTATATTCTATATCAGGATATGGTACTAAACATAATAAAACTTGCGCAAGAAAAACTAAAAGCCCTAACCCCACCCACTAAATAAAACCTATGACAAACCAAACAGAGGAAGCAAGAGCATGAGTGAAATAAAACTATTCGACCACCAACAGAACGCAGTTACAAAGTTCAAAGAGAAGAGTCAAATCCTCGCACACGAGATGGGACTAGGTAAAACCATCACAGGAGCATACATCGGAATGGGAGACCGCTCGCTGGTGGTATGTCCAGCTAAGCTCAAGAAGTCATGGCTGGCAGAACTAAAAAAGGTAGGTGAGACGAACGTCCAGATTGTGGAAACGGCCAAAGATGACATCGATAGCGAAGCAGACTGGGTAGTAGCCAGCTATGACATCGTGATGAAGATATACGAAAAGCTCATCGCACAAAACTTCGACCATCTATTCGGAGACGAGAGCCACTACATCAAAGGCAAGTGCACAATCAGAAAAGACGGCACGATAACAGGCACGAAGCGAGCAGGAGCATTCCTACTACTGGCACAATCAATCCCACACAAGATCCTAACGACAGGAACGCCAGTGATGAACAAGCCAATAGAACTGTGGAATCAACTGGTAGCAGTAGACGCACCAATAACAAAAGAAATGGCACGCAGTTCATTCTCTAAAATCTACTGCGGAGGACACCTCAAGCAAATGGGATACCTACGCTTCTGGTGGGAGGGAGGAGCAACACGACTCGACGAACTAAAAGAAAAGATAGCTGGCGACATCGACATCGTACGCAAAGCAGAAGTGCTCGACCTACCAGAGAAAGTAATCAACCGAAAAGTGATAGAACTATCACCAACAGAGCACAAAGAATACGAACAAGAGTGGGATAACTACGTCGCACTAATCGAGGCACATCCAGACTACAAAGGCGACGACATCAAGAACATCATCGGAGCACAGCAACTGGTAGAACCAATGAAGCTCCAGCAAATCACCTCGAGAGTAAAAGCACAGGCAGTAATAGAAGACCTGGACAACCTCGCACCAGACGATCAAGTGGTCATCTTCGGCCGCTTCGTCAAAACCATCGACACACTAAACGAAGCACTTAAGGAAAAAGCTCGCAAACAAAAGAAAGCAGGCGAGGCACACATCATCAGTCACTCAACACTAAAAGAAGATGGTGGCGTCGAGAAGTTCCAACAGAAGCAGGCACAAGTATTTACATCAAACATCGTGGCAGGAGGTACAGGACTCAACCTGCAGAACGCCAATCAGGTATGGATCATAGACGAGGACTGGGTGCCAGCAATCAACACGCAGGCAGAAGACCGCATCTACAGAATCGGCCAGGAGAAGACCGCATTCGTCACCTACTACGAAGTATTCGGCACAGTAGATGAGAACGTCAGAGAGGCAGTAGTGCGAAAGAAGAAAGTGATTAGCAAGATAATGGACTAACAGATACCCAGTTATGGAAGTAGACACAAAAAGTACAAGACGGTATAATCAAGGAGTGAACCGAAGCCATATCGACACAAAAAAAGACTACACGGTAAACGACCTGATAGAAGCCAATGCATTCTGGTGGACGACGTCCCGAAGACTCTACATAGAAATCATCAAGCGTGACCAAGAACTAGAGAAAGCTCTAGAAGTAGAAACAACAGGCGAGAAGCTCGGCACACGATACAAAATCAAAGGTCGAAGCATTAACAAATTCTATAAAGTCTACGGACTAGGAATCAAATTATTAAAAACTAAGTAGCCAACACAACTACATGACTACAAAAAACGAGGCAACAATCCTCACTAAAAAAGTAAAGGGACAGAACAGACACTGGAAAAACTACGTCGACAAAGAGTACCTCGGAAGCCACAACCTAGAGAAAGGCGAAGAGATGCTACTGACGATAGCAAAGTTCGAAGGAGAAGAAGAGGTAACAACACAAGACGGTAAGAAGACAGCACGAGTACTGTACTTCAAAGAGGAGGCACCAAAGATGATCCTCAACATCACCAACGGAAACATGCTCACACACCTCTACGGCTCACACCCAGAGGACTGGACAAGCAAGGCAATCCAAGTCTACGCCACATCAGTAAAAGCATTCGGAACAACGCAGGACGCCATCCGCATCCGAGACTTCGTACCAAAGCACGACGTCGACGCAGACAAACACGCGAAGACACTCAACGCAGTCAAAACGCTAGACGAACTCAAGGCGGTATGGATCAAGCTACCAGCATCGGTACGCAACGACGCAGAGATGGTGAAGAAAAAAGACGCACTTAAAAACAAACTAACTCCAAAGAAAAAATAGTATGGAAGTATTAAACATGGAGCAAGGCACGCAGGAGTGGCACGAAGCTCGACGATGCACAATCACAGGAACAAAGCTCAAAGCAGTGATGGGAACGAGAGAGGCACAGACAACTCTGATTGCAGAACTGATTGCAGAAAAAGGAACTGAGCTCACAAAAGAGTTCAGACAATCAGCTGAGATGGAGCGAGGAAGCGCAGAAGAAGACTTCGCGGTAAAGAAGTTCGAAGCAGAGACAAAGATGACAGTCGATCGCATAGGAATGTGTCGACACAAAACACTCGACTGGGTGGCACTATCACCAGACGGACTCATCAAAGACGAGAACGGCAAGTACACAGAGGCGGTAGAAATCAAATGCCCGGACTCAAAGAAGCTCATCCTCTCAAAGATTCACAACATAGTAGACCCAAAAGAGACTGGACTGATGGGAGCGCGTGGATTCAAAGCAGGAACACCATTCCTCGGCATCCCGAGCGAATACAAGTGGCAGGTAGTCCACTACTTCCTAGTAAATCCAGACCTAGAAAAACTATACTTCGTAACCTACGACGAGCGATTCATCGACGAAGGAGCAAAACTCTACACGGTAGAGGTACTGCGAGAGCAGGACGAACTAGCATTAGCAATCAAAGAGGCAGAGACAGAACTCCTAGCATTCCGAAAGCGATGGATGGAATGGGAAGAGCTGGTACTGCCGAGTAACTTCTAACATGGATACCATCAAAAACGATATATGGTGGGCAGTCATACACGCATCAGGCAGGGTAGTATCAACACACGAAATGCGGATGTCAGCCGACATCATGGCAGAGCAATTAGGGGACGCAACGGTCGAAAGAGTGAGAGTAACAATCGATAGGATAAAAACATCATGAGAAAAGAACCAGCAAAAATATTCGAAAAAAAAGAAACAATCAGTGACGTGATGAGACAGTACGAAGCATCATTCTCAATCTCACTAAGTGATGGATTCGCACACATAAAATACATAGACCAAAAAATGTATGTCACTTGGCTGAACGATGATGGATACGTGCAGGATGAGGGACAAGACGTACCATTTGATGACATCGAAAGAATCGCAAACTTCATGAGAGACCTGCAGGCACTACGACTAACAGACTACGTAAAGACATTATGATGAAAGCACCAGAGCAATACAGAGTGAAGACTGGTCACATGGGCTCAGACGACACCTACGGCAACAATGGATACTTCATCATTCCACACGAGAGCTACGAACTAAAAGTGATAGCAAGTGACGGAGAGGGATGGGAGCATGTCTCGGTATCACTACCTACACGCACTCCGAACTGGAAGCAGATGTGCTTTATCAAAGACTTGTTCTGGGAGAAGACAGACTGCGTCATCCAGTACCATCCACCAGAGAGCGAGTACGTGAACAACCACGAGCACTGTCTGCACCTCTGGCGACCAATAGAACAGACGATACCAACACCACCAAGCATATTAGTAGGATATACAAGTACACCATGAGCAAGAAACTCACACAGAAGAAAGCCGTCTTCTACGTACTCTGGCAGGCACACAAACAAGATCCAGATGCATACGTTCCAGCATGGAAGTTCGTCGGAGAGCTATACCTTAAAGAACTAGACGAGTGGTTCTTCATGAGCTACAAATGCCCGGCCAACGGAGTGCAGATATACTTTGACAACCCAGGACTCATCGAGAGACGAGAGACAGTAGGAAAGACAGGGGCAAAATACTTCGAGTATCGAATGACACTGGCACCAACACTGTCGATGATACACGACCAAGACCTGCGAGAGTTCGCAGAAAAGATAAACACACAAGCATGAGAAAAATACCAATCAAAATGCGAGAGGAGATGAACGCAGACCCGTACTACAAAACTTGCTCACGACTAGCAGACGGCGGGTGTGGAGGTAGAATTACATGGGAGCATGCAGTCATCTTCGCAGGCAGACAACTCAACGAGAAGTGGGCAATCATACCGATGTGCGAACGACACCACGGAGTAGGGACATACCAAGACGGCGGAATACTAGACAAGCAACGCAACCTACACATTGCACTCAACCGAGCGACCGACGCAGAGCTCGAAGCAATCAGTAAGTCGATAGATTACAAGCAACTAAGAGATAGACTCAATGTAGAATATGGCGACTAAACACATCTACCCAACATGGCCAGCCACAATAAGTAGCACAGGTCAGATACTCATAAAAGACCGCAACAAGTTCGACGAGTTTGCATCACTTTACGCAGGCAAAGAGAACATGGGCATCACACTAAAACCATTCAGAAAGTCACGCTCACGGCAAGAAGAGAAATACTATCACGCAGTACCAAAGATGCTGATAGCCGAGGCGATGGACATAGAACCAGAACAAGCACATGAATTTCTATGCAAGATGTTCCTGACTGTAGAAGAGAGCACTACCATCGATGGAAAAAAGGTGCGCTACACTCGAACACGATCGACCACGGAACTGGACGATAAACAATACCGAGAATACTGGACCCGCGTCAATCGATGGGCATCACTACCAACAGGCAACGACGGACTCAACCTAGACAGTGGGCTAGGACTCTACATACCAGATCCAAACGAAGCAGACTGGGAGAGCTACTACTAGCCACAGAACAAGCAAAAGAGAGACCACCAGCGTGATACAATGAAGACAGGTCGAAGCCATTACAAGACTTAAATAAAACCGCAAAATGTTAGCACCAAAGTGGTTCAAATTCTACGGACAGGAATATCTATCCGACCCGAAGATAGAACGATTAACACCAACAGAAAGGTCGTGCTGGATGACACTACTCTGCATGGCCAGTCTCACAGAGGGACGCATCAGATTCCTCACAGTCGAGGTACTGATAGAACGCTCAGGAGTGAAACAAGATCCATATAAACCAGAAGAATGGGAACGAGCACTCGCCGTACTAAAGAAGTTCGAGAGTCTCGAGATGATAAAGCTAGAAGAGAAAGGCGACATCCACATCATTAACTGGGAGAAGAGACAAGAGACAAACCTCACAGGAGCAGAGCGAGTGAAAAAACATCGAGAAAAAAAGTCAGAGACAAAAAAAGAAGACCTGCCAGAATGGTTAAACAAAGATGCATGGAGAGCATGGGAGCAACACAGGAAAGAGATCCGAAAGAAACTCACGCCAACCACAACCAAACGTCAGCTGGCCATGCTCGAAAAGAATAAAGACAACCACGTCGATATCATCGAGAAGTCAATAGCAAACGGATGGACAGGGCTGTTCGAAATAACAGACAGAAAAAAGACCTCGACCAACAAGGTGGAGAGCAAGCCAGGCAAATATTCTAAGGTAGGAACAAGGGTATGATTCCAGCTCGATACGAAAAGGCAGAGTACAAGGACGTACCAAAGGCCATCACCAAACAGTTCGAGAAGATACGGGAGACGAAGCGAGGCATCTTCATCCACGGGAGCGTAGGCACAGGCAAGACGCACATCGCCTACGCACTCAAAAAACAATGGGACGAAGAGAATCCATATCGCACAGCAATATTCTGGAACACACCAGAGCTACTACAAAACGAAAAGAACGACTTCGACCGTGACAACTACAGTAAGAAGCGATCGATAGAAAGACTCAAGGACTCAAAACAACTGCTGATACTCGACGACATCGGTACAGAGAACGCAACAGGATGGGTACTAGACCAACTCTACATGCTCATCAACAAACGCTATAATGAAATGAAGCCCGTCATCTTCACATCGAACCTATCGATAGAAGACGTCGGCAAAGTACTCGGTGACAGAATCGCCTCGCGCATCGTAGAGATGTGTGACGTCATCGAGCTAACAGGCGACGACAAACGCTTACAAACCTAACCAATAGCACAATGAAATTAGAAACAGGATTCGAAGAGCAGAAGAAAAAGCAAGCAGGACTGATAGCCGCTTCACTGTTCAACCTCCACCGCTACTCAAAGATGAGTAACAAGAAACTCCGAGAGGAAGTAGGGGGAGCATCAAACGTGAAAGACGACGCAGAACTACGAACGTACATCATGAGCAAGGAGGTAAAGGACGTCCTCGCATACCAAGCAAACATTCGATTACTAGAAAAGCTAAATAAAACATATGGAGAGACTGACATCACTGCAAACCTTGTATCTGATATCCAACGAGACTTTGGAATCACTACTGAAAGCAAAACTAAATAGGGCAACATACGAGGGAATGGCAGACACTGAAAACATCATCCCGCAAGAGTTCGTAGACGCTGGCATCCGCCAGCAAAAAACAGCAGGAGACCGTAAAAAAGAGCTCAACGAACAGATCGAGACCAAGCAACACATGATGAACATCATAGACGAGATGATATTAAAAGAGGAAAGTAAAACAAAAGGCAATGAGCAAGAAAGCTAAATTCCAGTGGAAGAATGAGACACGCAAAGTAGCAGACCTCATTCCTGCCGACTACAATCCACGTTCACTGTCATCAAAGGAGCGAGCAGACCTAGAAGCGAGCATCGCAGAGTTCGGGATAGCTCAAGACCTCATAGTAAACATCGGCACACGCAAAGACATCCTCATCGGAGGACACCAACGAACAACCATCTATGCAGACCTTGGCATCGAGGAGGTAGAAGTGAAAGTACCAAGCAGGGAACTAAGTCTAGAAGAAGAGAAGCGTTTAAACCTACGCCTCAACAAGAACACAGGTAGCTGGGACATCGAAAAGCTAGGAGACTTAGACATGGACATGCTACTCGACGTCGGATTCGGTGACGCAGAACTATCAAGTCTATGGGACGACGTCGACATCATCGACGACGTACCTGCAGGCGAGGGAGGAGCAAAGAAGATAGAAGTAGCGAAGACAAAGACAGGGGACGTATGGCAACTAGGAGCACATAAACTAATGTGTGGAGATTCGCTGAACGACGACCACGTCGCAACACTGATGGGAAAAGAAAAAGCAGACATGGTCTACTGCGATCCACCATATAACATCGGACTCGACTACAACAAAGGAGTCGATACCAAAGGGAAGTACGGAGACAAAGTACACTTCAATACCGACAGCAAAGAGACACAGAACTACGCAGAGTTCGTAGACATCTCAATGGACAACGCACTACGGCACACGAAAGAAAACGCTCACGTCTTCTACTGGTGCGACGAGGTATATATCTGGCTCATGCAATCGCTTATGGCAGAGCACAAGCTCGTAAACAAACGAGTGTGTCTGTGGATCAAGAACAACGCATTCCCAAAACCACAGATAGCATTCAACAAGTGCTACGAACCATGCGTCTATGCGATACGAGGAAAAGAGCCGTACCTCAATAAAGAGATGACCAAGCTAACAGAGATACTAAACAAAGACGTAGAGTCAGGCAATCAGCTCCACGACCAACTGCAGGAGTACCTGACGCTATGGATTGAAAAGAAAGACGACACCAGCAAGTACACGCATCCAACGCAGAAGCCAGCATCGCTGCACGAGCGACCGCTGAAACGATGCACTGCTCCCGGGCACATCGTCCTAGACCTATTCGGAGGAAGCGGGTCAACATTAATAGCGTGCGAACAGATAGGGAGAAAGGCCAGACTGATGGAACTGGACCCGCTATTCGCCACAGGAATCATTGAGAGATGGGAAGAACTCAGTGGTCAGAAAGCTAAGAAAATATCATGAATGAAGATGCACAAAAAACAGTAGAGCAGATAGCTGAGACAATAACCCAGCTCAGTAAATCAGTACAAGAATTATTAGACAACTCTAATCTGAATGAAAAAGCATTGGTAATATTGCTCGCTCATTCTTCAAAACTTTCACAAAGCGTAGTGAAAGAGGTGCTCTATTCAATCTACAACCTAGAGCACGACTACATAAAAAAGGATAATGAAAAATGATAAATATATAGTATGGGACTTAGAGACCACAGGATTCCGTCCAGAGCACGACGCAATCATCGAGATAGGGATGATGATAGTAGATGGGGACAAGGTAGAGAGAAAGGCATGGCTACTAAACCACGACATCGAAATACCAGAAAAAATCACCGAGCTAACCACGATCACGAAAGAGCTCCTCGATAAAGACGGAGAGAATCCAGCAGAGTGCCTCGAGGCATTCATTAAAGAAATAATGGTAGCGGAGACAAACGTCACACACAACGGCATTGCATTCGACATACCATTCATCCTCGGAGCAGTGAAGAAGCATCTGCACTACACAGCAGACAAAGAAGCAGAGCTCAGAGCACACCTACTGATGACAGCAATCGATACCTGCATCCTCATCAAAGGACGAAAGCTGAAGATAGGAATGGAACCAGGAGAGAAGTTCCGACACTACGCCAACAGAGTAAAAGACATCAGAGCAAAGGGAGTGAAGAGCAACCTCACTACAGTGTGCGAAGAGATGGAGATAAAAATAGACGAATCTAATAGACACCGAGCACTCGGAGACGTGGAGCTAACCAACCAAGTCTATATAAAAACATTATGAAAACAGGAGACATTATCCAACTAGGAAACCACAGACTAGCAATCGGAGACTCGACCGACCGAGACCTCGTCGCACGTCTGATGGACGGAAAGAAAGCACGCATCATATGCACCGACCCACCATACGGAGTGGACTACGTGGCCAGCAAAAAAGACCTCGTAGCGATAGGAAAGAAAGACTCAGTAGACATCGCCAACGACCAGTTCCAAAGCGACGATCAGTACGTAGACTTCACATACGCATGGCTCAAGGCAGTAGCACCACACATGGAAAGCTACAACAGCTACTACATCTTTAACAGCGACCTAATGTACTCAGCACTACGAGAGGGAATCCTCAAAGCAGGATACAAGTACAGTCAAATGATCATCTGGGTGAAGAACACAGTGGTCATCGGACGCAAAGACTACCTACCACAGCACGAGCTCATCGCATACGGCTGGCTCAAGCGACACAAGTTCCTACGGAGCAAAGGGAAGTCGGTAATCTTTCATCCAAAACCAGCCAAGAGCAAACTACATCCAACGATGAAACCAGTAGGACTACTGCGAAAGCTGATAGAAAACAGCTCCAGCACAAAGGAAATAGTCTACGAACCATTCATGGGCTCGGGCTCAACGCTGATAGCATGCGATCACCTTGGCCGATACTGCTACGGAGTAGAGATGGACTTAGACTACGCCAAGACAATCGTCGCCCGATGGGAAAAGCTACACGAAAAAGAGAATCTAAAAGCAAAAGTATTATGAGTACAAACACCAAACGGATGATGCGAAAGCAGAAACAGGCCGCTCGAAGAGAAGTAAGAAAAGAGGCAGACCAGATGAGAGAACAGATAGCAAAAGACCTCAAGGTATTCGAGCAGTACCTACGACCGAAACCGAAGTGGATACCAACTCCAATCTGGCGATGGGGTATGCGTATCTTCATTCAAATGTGAATTGGCTTAAGAAAAGAATCGCACGCTGGGCAGGCAAGAGGTGCTTCGGAGTAACGATGGAGAACGAACTAGCGCCAGAGTTCATCATCACCTACCACGCCAAGCAACGAATGCAGAGGCGACTCAACTACCCAGACAAGATAGACTTGATGGAAACCGTCCTCGACGCATGGCACAACGGAACAGAGCCACCAGATACGTTCGACAAAGACGCAGGACATAAACCAAAGAAACGCTTTAAGAAGCTGATATACAAATACCACAAAGACTACATCTTCATATTCGCAGTGCGAGACAGAGAAAGGATATGGGGAGGGCAGAAGTATCTGGTAACAGTCTACAACTGGAAAGAGAGGTAGGGTGTATAATGAGTTTGGACCCAACAGCACAGGAGGAGAACATGGATGACCAACCAAACCTACCGCTTGACGAAAGGTTCAGACAGGCGGAACAGTATTCGCTCGACCTGCAACCCACGGGGGCGCAACAACCGGCAACGGAAGTCCAAGACGGGACGTGTCCGTACCACAAAGCATTCGTCTACGAGTGCCGATACTGCAATCCACGCTGAGAGGAGGTGATCCATCTTGACCGCTCGGAACAGACGAGCAAAAGGACTCACACTTAATCACAGTATGAGTCCTTTATCTTGGCAGAAAATGGTATACTAGACGTAGGTCGAAGCCGTTATAAACAAGACTAACAATACAAAAATTATGGGATTCCAATACGTGAAACCAACAGAAGAACAGATGGAAACAATGCAGAAGTTCCGAGACAAGTACGAAGCACTAGCATCAGAACTAAGCACACTAGCAAAAAGTAGAGGGCTGTCTCTCGCACTCACTAAACTAGAAGAGTCAGCATTCTGGCTGAATAAAGGCATCACACAGAACGACGACTAGAGAGACTGGTGGAGATAGAAGACGCTGGCGGACGAAAGTCCCTTGTCGGTTTATATACCGAAAGCCAGCAACTGGGGTCGACGGGCATCGACGGTTCATTGAAAACTACATACGGGCGAACGACTGACTCACGCACGAGTCAACAGATACTTGCAAAAGCATCAATCCCTAGTCCATACGCTCACGAGCTCGGACTGAAGAACACTGTCTTAGCGTAGGAACCAAGACACGGGGTGTGCGTGCTACTCAGCCGTAGCAACCTATCGAGCGCACACTTTGTCATAGCCAGATAGACACTCGAAGCTGGAAGATTCTTACCTCCGACAGCTAAGAGTGATAGAGCTAAACTTTAGGGAGACACGGAGTGGAGACCGTGCTTCCACCATCCCTGTCGCCAGCAGGCAACTGCAACGTACGTAGCAAGTAAAAGAATTCGGACGGGAGTTCAACTCTCCCCGACTCCACTATGGAAAACAAATGCAAACAATGCGGAAAAGCAATCCTCCCATCATGGAGGACGTGCAACGAATGTGACGCATTAAAGAGACCAAAAGAAAAGCCAGCACGGCCAACAAATCCGTACATGGCTAAGTATCAAGAAGACACCGAAACATTAGGAGAATTGCAGAAAAGAAAACCTGCAGGTAAATCAAGAAAACAATGACACACGTATCAAGACAGCAACCGCCAGACCACATCTACAAACCAGCAGTAGAGAAGTGGGGCGTAGACTTCAAAAAAGGAATTGTATTCACCTACGGAGACACTATCCATTCGGCCGTACACATTCCAAGAGACCTGATGGTACACGAGCTCACACACGTCAGACAGCAACGAGAGTTCGAGGGAGGCAAGGACGCATGGTGGGAGAAGTACCTAGCAGATCCAAAGTTCCGCACAGCACAGGAACTAGAGGCATACCAAACACAATGGCAGTGGATCAAGAACAACGTCAAAGACCGCAACGAACAGGTACGCATACTTAGCCACTGCGCTCAGTCGCTGGGGGGAGCAATGTACGGTAATGTAATGACAGTACAAGAAGCCATGACAGCCATTAAAAAATAAACAACACAACATGAATCAATACACAAAGGAAACAGTAGTAGCATGGTCAATCCTTATCGGAGCAGTGCTGGTAGGAGGAGCAATCGGTTACATCATCGGGAACGACTCATCACTGGACGCACTAGAAGAACGCATCGAGACACTACAACTCCAAGCAAACGAAGTTAACGAAGCATGCATCGCAGAACTACAGAAGACCAGACGACTACTGCAGAGAGAAGCGAACATCAATATGGACACAGCAAACTCAACGGTAAGGACAAACGGTATATGAGTATAGAAAACTTCAGAGGACACACACGAGTAAACATGATAGAGGTGTGCGAGGGAGAGGGAACATCAATGTCACCAAAAAGAATTGTCCGATACTTCACAGATGACAACGGAGCGTCACTAGGAAAGATCGACAACAGCCGACCAGAGATTATTGGCAACATATATAAGACACAAGACGATGAGTAATACAGGAAAACCAATACCATCAGAAGTACTCAAAGAAATAGCAGAAAAGTTCGACAAGGACATAGTAGTGATGGTCGCATGGGACTTAGAAAACGGACACCTACACGGAGTCTCATACGCAAAAGGAAACGTACACAAAGCAGGAGCTCACACCATGAGCAAAGCATTCGTCAGTATGGCAGGCGGAGACATCAAAGACGCAGTAGAGTTCGAAACATTATCAGACGATCACACCAAGAAAACGTCATGAGTAACTACATCGAACAGGTCAGAGCAGACCTCGCAAAAAGAATCGACGTAGAGCCAGCACTCCTAGACCTCTACACACTACTGGCAATCGTACGTGGGACCCAAACAACATGGGAAGACGTACACGACGCATGGTCAGTCTGGAGAAACCAATCAATGCCTACACATCAATCAATCGTACCGTTCGAAGAACTGAGCAAGCGAGTGCAATCGATGGATCGAGAATATGCAGAGGCAATCAAGGAGACAGCGAGGGAGATTAATCCGAGGAATATAACGTTCTAGGTATGGACAGAGACGAACTAGCAGAAGAGATGGGCATCGACCTATTCTGCAAGGGATGCAGACTGGACTCGTCACACTGCGTATGCGGATGGACAGAAGAGGACTTCAACAAACTAGGAGAGACACTAGACAAAGTAAAATGAAAACTAGCGACAAGATAATCCACTACATCATACTCATCGCATCAATAGCTGCACTGATAGCAGTGGCACTAGATGCAGTATCATTCGGAATAGCAATACCGTGGACGCTGGCATTGGTCTGGACACTACATAATTTATATTGGATATGACATCAGTAAACGAATCAAAGGCATACCAGAGAGGCAAGCGAGACGGATACGACATCGGACACAGAGCAGCCACTCAAGAAACCTACAAACAAGCAATGTCACTCCGCTGGATGAAGATAGCAATTGCAGTCCTAATCGGATTCGCACTGGGGATGGCTACAGAAGCACACGCACATACGGCTACAACGTCGCTCACAGTGGTTATTCCAGTAACAGTGGGAGCAGAAGTGGTATGCAACCCTACAAACTGCCCAGAGCTACCACAGGAGCAACCAGCACAGGTACAGAACATAGAAGAGGATAGTACTTTACTGCAGAGAATATGGTCTGCTATACTGAAAGCACTAACATAAACAATCATGGCAACAAAAAAAGGAACAACTCGAAAGAGCTCCGCTAAGAAAGCCACCAAGAAAACGAGCAAAAAGAAACTTGAACAACTTGAAAAGAATGGGCTAGTTCAAGATAAACCTAAAAGCTCTCATGGTGGAGCTAGAGCGAACTCTGGACCCAAAAAAAACGACGCCAGGGAGCGTTTGAATACACTCAAAGACCAAGCAGAACTCCACGCACTCGAGGAGGTTCCAATCACTGTCACAGTCAACGGCCAGGCACAGAACATCAAGATGACACGAGCACAAGCACTGCTCGACATGCTGTTCACGGAGGGAATTAAACGCAAGAGCATACCAGCAACCAAAGAGTACTTCGATAGAACACGAGGGAAGTCACGACAACCAGTCGAGCACTCAGGAGCAATCAAGACAGACGACCAATACATCCCAGACGATCCAGCAGTAGAGGCAGCACACAACGCCTACGTGACAGAACGCAAGAAGCTAATCGCACAGGGATACTATGAATCAGCTGATGGAGAGGAGTAGAGACGACCTCAAACGTCGCTCACTAACGTACTGGATAGACACAGAGCGGATAGTAAACGAGGACGGCAAACAAATCGACCTCGTCAACTTCTACTTCCTGCTAGACATCTACGAAGACCAGCGAAAGAAGATAGTGGTCAAGAAGTCCGCACAGTCTGGAATCAGTACGTGGGCTATTCTTCGTGGTCTACACAGAGGACGCTATCAAGGAATCAATCAGATCCACACACTGCCGACCGTAGGAGACGCCAACACATTCGTACAGTCGAAAGTGAACATGATAATCAAGAACAACGAGTGCCTCAACACGAAGATGAGTAAAGAAGACACAGACAGCGTCGGCCAGAAGCAAATGGGTAAGGGCTTTTTATTCTACAAGGGAACAATCGGAAAGACGTCGGGTATTATGATTACCTCAGACAGCAATGTATACGATGAGTTCGACTTCAGTAACCACGACAACATCAGCAACTATCAGTCGCGCCTCGAGGGGGCGAACAGCTTAAAGATGGAGGCATGGATAAGCACACCAACACTACCAATGTTCGGCATCGATGCCGAGTACGAGCAGAGCGACCAGAAGCACATGCGATTCAACTGTCCGCACTGCAAGCATAGACAGCACATGGACTGGGAGAAGAACGTCGATCACGAGCGAATGCGATACCGATGTTCGGGATGTGACGGCACAATAGACAACAAACTGTTCCCACTCTGGTACGCACTAAGCGGAAAGGGAGAGAAGTTCGAACACATAGACATGCGATGGGAGGCACGCTATCCAGAGCGAGACGTGTCAGGGTATCAAATCAATCAGATGATGGTGCCGTGGAAGTCGGCCAGAGAACTGATACAAGAGTTCAACAAACTCAGTGCATCAGGAGAGCTCGACTACTTCTACAACTTCAAACTAGGACAGCCGTACATGGACACTGACAAGAAAGTAACAGGTGGATTATTCTACAAAAACATCACCAGCAGAGAGGTGGTAGAAACTCACAGTGTAATGGGAGTAGACGTGCAGGGGAGCGAACTGTATGCGATAATTGGAAACAAGGAAGCAATCTTCGGAATCACCAAGTGCGTCGACGAAGTAAACGGACTGGGCAAAACCATCAAATCTAAGTGGGATAGACTGGCAGAGCTCATGGAAGTCTACGACGTACGTACCTGCGTTATAGATGCGACATTCAAACCGAACGACGTCCTAGCATTCGCTAGAAGATTTCCAAACCGAGTCTACATGAACTGGTATCAGCCAGCACCGAAAGGTGGCCAGATATTCAGGTTCGGAGACAACGTCAAGTTCAGCGACACAAACGCTAAGAAGCTAACGTTCGAAGAAAAGGTAAAAGTACTAACCGACCGAGAACGTGCCATCGACAAACTCATCACACACCTCGACGACGGAGCACACCAATTCTCATACAGCAAAGAAGATCCGAACTTCAAAGAGCTAGTCAAACACGCAGAGACAATGTACGCACGGGTAATAGAAAACAAAGACGGTACAGTACGCAGAGAGTGGGCGAACACAGGTAAGAACGACTACTTCCACGCACTGGTATACTACGAGGTAGGAATGCACAAAGCCAAACTATTTACAAGCAAATAAAGTGTTACAATAAAACCATGTCATCAGCTGAAGAAACAACACAATCTGTAGGAGAGTACACTCCGTCAGATGAGGAGCAAAAGGTCATAGACAAATGGAACAAACGCTTCAAGGTAGCGGAGCGGTTCCGTGACCCATACGAGCGCAAAATGCTCCGAATGTGGAAGCTCTATCGTGCGTATAGAGACAAGACGAACTATGCATACAACACTAACCTGATGCCTCCAATCGGGTTCGAAATCGTGGAGACAGTGAAGCCACGACTCTCAGCCGCTAAAATGAGGACGCGGATTTTTCCTATTAACAAAGACGACGTCGGCAACGATGCAATAGAAGAGTGGGACAACCTCATCACCTACGACTTCGATATCATGGACTTCGAAGAAAAGAAAGTGGACTGGATTGACTCAATGCTCAAGTACGGAAACGGTTATGCACACCTCTACTGGGTAGATGGAGAAGATGGTGGCGACCCAGGCATGGACATCATCGACAACTGGCTACTGTACTTTGACCCAAACGCTGGACCCAGACTGAAAGACTCAGAGTGGGAAATCAAGCAGTCATTCAAAAGCAAGGCACGCATCGAGAAAGAAGAGAAGAAACGAGACGAACGTGAAGAAGAAGTGGATGAAGACTACGAGGGAGACGATGCAGAAGAGATAGAAGACGAAGAGACAGGCGAGACTAAAAAAGTAGTCAAAGCACACGGCGTCTACAAAAACCTCGAGTTCGTAAAGGACGAGAAGATAGCAGACGACCCACGAAGCGAGCGACTAGAGATAGAGTCACTGAAGATGGGACAGATAGATGGCAACGCACGGCAAAGCGACGACACGCAAATCTCAAGCAGTGACAAGCTAGAAGAGACTGAACTGGTAGAGATATGGGAATGCTTCGACCACGACACTGACGAGATTATCACTCTAATGAACCGAAAGGTACTGGTGCGAGAAGAAGACAATCCATACATCGACATCGAAGACGGGCGAATGATTATCGACCTGCCATGCATCCGACTACCGTGGAGTGCATACTCAATGGCCATCATGGAACCAGTGGAGACAATCATCCACGAGATTGCAGACTCACGAAACCAAGCAATGGACTCAATAGTCTTCAACCTTGACCCAATCAAGAAAGTAAAGAAAGACTCAGGCATCACAGCAGACGACATCGTAACTGGACCCGGAGCGATATGGGAACTGGAGAATGTAGACGACGTTGTGATCGAGCGAGGGGAAGCTCCAAACAACTCATGGGTAGAGAAAGACAACCTACTGCGTCGAGAGATTCAAAGCTCACTAGCACTCTCAGAGTACGTGCGCGGACTGCCAGCATCACCTGATGAACCAAACAGTAAGGTAGAGACGCTACTACAACAGACACAGATTCGATTCAGTCAGATGGTGCGACAGTACGAGACTGCGCTCACAGACATCGTCAACATCCTTATCAAGATGAACCAGAAGTTCCTCACAGAGAGCAAGACCTACCGACTAATTGGAGACGACGTAGACTTCAAAGAGTTCACAGAAGAGACGAAAGAAGTACGGGTAGATGCACGAGTAGAGCTAGAACCGAAACCAGAGATTGGACCCGAACAGCGTAAGAAAGAAGTGCTGGAACTCTACAAACTATTCGTAAGCGAAGACCAGCCAGCCGAGGGAGACGAAGAGGCAATGAAGCAGTGGAAGTCACGTAAGCGAGAGATGCAGAAGATGGTACTCGATGAATACGACAAGAGTCAGTACGAAGAAGTACTACTAGGGATGGAAAAACTAGAGGACGCACAGCAAGACAAAGCAGACTCAGAGGAGAGTACTGTAGAGGCAGGAGAAGAAACGACACCACTACCTGCTACAATGAATGCACTGCCACCACAACCACTAGCACCAATCCCTGAACTGCCTCCAGAGGGAGGCAATCCACTCTCTCCAATCCCTAACAGTCCCGTAGCTCCTAGCGGTTCACCACCGCCAGGATTCCTACAGGCACTGCTCAGTAGGATTCGGGGAGGGCAGTAACATTTATAAGCACACCAAGTAACCACAAATACTATGGAACCAGAAGAAACAAACGCAGAAGAGATGGAGATGGAAGAAACCAATCCAGTAGAAGCAGTCACTGACTTTGCAACATCAGTAGCCGAAAAAGCCAAGATGGTGGAGGCAGGCGAAATGAACGTAGCAGACTTCGTGGCAGAGTGTATGGAAACACTCGGAGCGATGGAAGTAGCAGAACCAGCACCAGAAGTCTCACCAATGGGTGGACTAGGAGGCAGTCCTACATTTCCACTACCAGACGCAGAATAAGTATGGCAAACTATCAAGAACAATATGACATCGCCCACGAGGTGCTGGAGATAACACAAAGCGAGGGATTCAAAGTCCTGCTAGGTGAATTAGAATCGAAAGTGTCTCAGGTCAAAAATGCGCTTGGTAGAGCCAACGGAGACTTGTTGGTAGCAGTCAAACGAGACGGGGTAGACTCAGAAAAGTACGTGCAGAAAGTGACAGCACTCTCGGCCGAACTAGAAGGGCTACAATTTATTACCAATCAGGTCGAGCTCCATCGAAAGCGAAAGGAGCAGGCCGCTAAACACTTAGACTAACTATGGACTCATTCATGGAAAAGCTGATCGCACTCCGCAACGGTGTCGGTAACGTCGCCAAGGGGACGTTCAATAACATGGCCAACGTGGGAGAGCGGTCGCAACAGATGGTAGACGCTGATAGGGCAAGAAACGAAGAACTGATGACACAAGCATTCGGCTCACCAGAAGCGTACATGGAACAGCAAAATGCAACCAGTACACCAGCGATGCCAGAGACACCAGGTCAATCGCTCGGGTCATTCTTCGACCGAATCAGAGCACTGCGCGGAGGATAGATTTATAACAACTAACAAACAAACATCATGGGAGATGCACGAATCGACAACCTAAAGGAAGAACTCGGGGAAGAAGAAGAGCTCGAGGAAACCGAAGAGGCCGAGGAGTCTGAAGAAGAATCAGATGAAGAGGCCGACGAAGAAGAAGAATCAGATGGAGAAGAGGAAGAAGAGTCTGGTGACGAAGAGGAAGAGGACGCTGGGGATGATGACGAAGAAGAAGATGACGAAGACATCCCTGAGAAGTTCAAAGGCAAGTCGTCCAAAGAAATCATCAAATCATATCAGGCACTCGAGAAACTCATGGGTCAACGAAACCTAACGAAGCAAGAACGCAAGGACTTGAAAGAGCTAGGATTCGAACGAAAGGATGTGGATGGCATGGAGGAAATGAAGAAGATTGTAGAGGGTACAGACTTCACCAAAATGACTCCACAGGAATTTGCAACGTGGTTACTAGAGCAAAGTAACAAGCAGGCGGATACTCGAGCTCAGGAAATCTATAGAAACGCTTCAACTGTTCAGCAAGCAGTGAAGACAGAGATTGGGGAGGCAACAGCTAAGTATCCACTCCTCAAGAGCAACAAAGAGTTCCGAGACCTCACACTGTCAGTCATCGAAGCAGATGCCGCCGCTAATAAGATGACTCCAATCATCGAAGCCGCTGGCCGAGTAGCAAAACTAATGGGAGCCAAGGAGAAAGACGACAAGAAGAAGACCACCAAGAAGCTCCGAAAGCGCACAGCAGTAGAGCAGAAAGGGTCAGGGTCAGGTGCTCCAAAAAAGACAGACGACCAGAAAGTCCTAGAGGGAATTATGGGAGCTGGTGATAAAGGAGGGAACCCGATGGGTGGACTTGGTATATAATACTAAGTAGAGAACATGGGTGTGGGACTGCCCCCAGACCGCTGAGCCGTTTCGACGGGAACTCGGTGGGAATCTAAAACCAGACGACAATCAACTTATTAACGCTAAACACATAACATTATGGGAACAGCTTCAGCACGAGACACCACTAACCTGACCGCACGAAAGTACGACGTCAAGGATGTGGTCTCTCTATTGGATGTCAAGGAATATCCAATGCTCGCTATCCTTACCAATGCCGGTAAAGACATGGCATCAGGTAAAGGAAAAGCGATGAAGAAGATGCAAACAACTGACCCCGAATTCAAATGGTACGAAGATGAATTCGGAAGTCGGGAAGCGACAACTGCAACTGGTCAAACAGGAAAGAACATCGCTTCAACCCCAGACGTGGCAGTGGCATCAGGACTCGGAGCACGCTTCGCAGTCGGTGACATTATCCAGTTTGTAGCCAGCAAGAACACATTCGAAGTAACAGCTATCTCAACCGATACGCTGACACTATCGAACGAACTTGGTGGAGCAACTGGTAGTGTCGACTTGTCGTCACTCACGGTCTGGATTATCGGAAACGCCAACGAGGAAGGAGGTAACCTACGAGAAATCAAAGGTACCACTCCAGTAGAGAAAGTAGGTTACGCGCAAATCTTCCGTACACCATTTGGTGTTACAGAAACGAGTGCGAACACTGAGACTCTCATCAAGGAGAACGACCTCGACCTACAACGACGCAAGAAAGGTATCGAGCACATGGTCGATATCGAACGAGCGTTCTGGTTCGGAAAGAAAAGCAAGCGTACAGGTTCATCTGGGAAACCAGTCCGTACAACTGCTGGTGTCATCGACATTATCTCTACCTACGCAACAGCGAACGTAGATACCGAAGCAGAGTGGGAGACATGGCTACAGGACGTATTCCGATACGGTAACAAAGAGAAGTACGCATTCTGCTCTCCGCAAATCATCACGATGATTAACGGATTCGCTAAGGCGAAAGTAGAAATCGTACAATCTGAGAAGACCTACGGAATCACTATCCTCAAGTACGTATCAGCGCACGGTACTCTGAACTTGATCAAGCACGATCTATTCACGGGTGCACCATACGGTAACTACGCAGTAGCTGTCGACATGGAAGCCGCAACGTTCCGATACTTGAAGAACCGTGACACGAAATTGCTCACTAGCCGTCAAGCAAACGACGCCGACGAGCAAATCGAAGAGTACCTCACTGAGTGTGGACTCATGCTTGAACAAGAGAAGCGACACGCTATCTGTTCATACGCCGCTCTCTAATTCGTACCTAGAGAAACGGATCGTCAGATGGGAGAGACTTCTCGATGAACCTCTCCCATCACATCGGGTGGCGATCCCGAAACTATTACTAAACTAAAAGTAAATACTATGAGCAAATCAACAACATTTGTATCGAAGTACTTCCAACTGAAACTCATTCGTGAAAGTTCATACACGAAAGAGATTGCAGGAAAGCTACTACCAACGAAAGGTAAGTACATCCAATTCAACCAAGGAGCATTCACAACCTCAGATGAGGAAGAGATCGAGTTTCTTGAGAATCATCCAAACCTTGGAAGCATCTTCATCAAGGTAGACAAGGATGCAGGACGAGAACGAGCAGAGTACGTACAGACTCTAGAAGAACGAAACGCTGAACTAGAAGCAGAACTAGCCAAGAAAAACGGCGAGGGAGCAGGAGTAGACCGTACAACACCAGAAAACGCAGACGGTGGAGACAAGTACGACGCTATGGCTGGACCCGAACTGAAAGAAGAGCTGGCAGGTCGATCACTTCCAGTGTCAGGTAAGGTAGATGAGCTACGAGACCGACTGCGAGAGGCAGACGGAGGAGCTCAGTTCTAATGCTATGAGTAAAGCTCACGGCACAGCCGAGGTAACCATAGAAGCTGTCGTCACACGCGCTGACGGTACCAAGGAAAACTTGGGGGTGGTCTCACGAAGAAAGGTCGACAAATCATTAGTAAGTAAACTATTTAAACGTCATGGCAACAGTACTAACAAACACCGGAAAGGCGAACATGATCAACGCCCTTAACGGTGGCTCACACACAGCACCACAGCACGTAGCTTGGGGTACAGGAGCAGGAACTGCGAGTGAGTCTGACACAACATTGTTCACTGAAGCATCGGAAGACCGAGTATCAGGGACAAAGACAGTGGAGACCACCACAGTAACTAACGACACCTATCAAGTAGTAGCAACAATCACAGCGGATGGTACAAAAACTATCACTAACGCTGGACTGTTTGATGCACTGACAGGGGGAGACCTCTATGTGAAAGGTGACTTTACAGGGATCGCATTGAACGCTTCAGACTCCATCCAGTTCACAATTAAGATTGTGCAGGATCAGGCATAACGTTCTGACACTGTCTCTCCAAGGGGAGATAGTGATGAGGACGGTATCCTCTACTTTAATCGTCAATAAAAATAACCTATGAAACTAAGTGAATATAAAACATCCACTCTAGCTCGAGCAGACGTGGACGACATCGTCAAAATTGAGCCAGTAGAGCGACGACCGACAGCTGACAAAAAAGGATACGAGCAAGTAGTGCACACAACCGAGACAGGGAAAAAGATCACGAAGTATGATGTGCATCTGATGCGAGTGGTAGATGGAGTGAAACGATTCGACAAAGAACACATCGCTATTGTAAACGAGGGGGAAGCTACTGAGGAAGTGGTCTTCACTGCACCAACAACCGAGAAAAAAGAAGTAAGCGAGACAGCGATTGAAACCTACGTCAACTCACTACCATTCAAGAGCATCAAAATAACTGAGATTGATACCGAAGCTCCATCAGCAACATTCACAGCTATCAAGGTAGAGAACGGAGTAGGCAAGCGAGTAGAAGTGTTCGCCTATCGAGAGGGAACGAAAGCTCCAACATACGTCGAAGTAACATCATAAAAAAATGGCTCACGTTGCAACAATCACAATTGACCATACGAAAGTACCAGGTGATTTAACTGACTACGTGGGTCTTATTGTGCCTGACGGAAGTGCAGGGTATTCAGCTTTGTACGCCTTGTGCCTGGAAGGTGGTGGAGACATTCGCCTGTTTAAGAGTGACGACACTACTGAGCTGGCTCGTGAGATTGTTTCATTTTCTGTAAGTGCTGAGACAGGTGAGATTCACTACAAATACTCTGGTACTCTCAGCTCCAGCGTAGATACAGACATACACGTATACGCAGACGGCTCTAGTAGTGATTACGGAGTGACAGATACTTATGGGCGTAATGCAGTGTGGAATGATTACGAAGCGGTGTATCACCTAAATGATACGGGGAGTACAGCTGTTGACTCAACAGGAAACCATGATGGAACCTACAGAGGAACAATGCCTAATTCTGTTACTGGAAAATTAGGAGATGGTCAAGAAACAGGGGGGTCGGGTGATGAAATGGATGCAGGTAATGCTTGGAATTTTTCTTCTAATGCTGCTTTTACATACACATGCTGGTTAAATCCCAATACAGTAGGAGCTCCATTCCCTGGACAATATGTTGTTGGTGATTCTTCCGGCCGTAGGAGTTTGAACTATCTTGATAATGGGAAAGTTTCAATCCTAGGATGGAACGGGACAACACAACAGGTGGCAGGAAGCACCTCTTTGTCAACTGGAACTTGGCATTATGTTGGAATTACGAATGATGGTTCGACTGGTACTGTTTATATAGATGGCTCAAGTGACGGAAGTGGGTCTTTTGCCTATACCGAAAAATCAAGCTCAACTGTTGATGGTATAAATGTTCGTGCAAATCAAACTGACTTAAAGATTGACGAGGTAAGAGTATCCACTTCTGAACAGTCTTCTAATTTGTTTCTAGCAGAATACAACAACCAAAACTTCCCCAGCACTTTCTACAGCGTAGCAGCGGTCAGTGGAGTAATAGAGCAAGCACTCACTGCTACAGCACAGGCATCAGGATTGATAGTAAAGCAGGTACAGCGAGACATCGAAGTGACGGCTCAGGCAACAGCGAGCTTCACACGATCTATCGGCCGAACGTTGCAAGCAACAGCGCAAGCGGTAGCATCGGTAGGTAAGACACTCGGGAAAGGACTAGCAGTCACAGCAGGAGCGACAGTCACATTGCTGAAAACACAGGTAAATCTAATAGTACTGTCAGTGACGGCACAAGCCAACGCATCACTAACGAAGCTGGCCATCAACACAGTGACTCTAGCTGTGACAGCCAGCGCAACAGTGAGTGTACATATACTAAAAACACTGACACGAATCCTAACTGCAACTGCACAGGGTACAGTATCACTGGTGCAGTCAGGGCTCATTATCTCAAGAGAGCTATTGGTGGTAGCCAGAGCAAACGTATCAATAACACTTGCGCAGACATTGAGCAAAGCACTTACCGCAACTGCATCGGCAGTGGTATCATTAGCAAAGGACTTCGGTTTCCTCGATAAGTATCCAGAGAACGAGGCGACGTACGAAGATAAATATCCAGAACAATAATATGTCATCACTAGCAGACTACAGAGCAGACCTAGAAGCATTACTCTCGACAGTAGACCTGTCAGGGTTCTTCACTGAAGCAATCAAAAATGAGTTCATCAACCGAGCAGGCCGACGGGTATACAACGCAAAGAAGTGGGCATGGCTAGAACATGCGGTAAAGACACAGTCAAAAGCAGGAATAGAATACTACGCACAGCCATCGCGCTTCAAGAAAGGAAGCATCCATCGCATCACCCTAGGCGAGGGAATGGCAGAGCTAGAATACGACGTTGTGGCATGGAATCTATACAAGCAAAACAAAGAGCAGACTACAGGTGCACGGGTAGCATCCATACTAGGCAACCAGTACTTCATGTACCCAGCACCAGAGCGCGCAAACGAAGTGATTGGGATATACGGTCAACTTAAGTGGGTAGACCTCACCAGCGACAGTACAGAGAGCATCAATCCAGAAGCATACGACGAGGCAATCATTCGCTTGGCACTAGCAGATGCGCTCAAGAAAGAACGTCGCTTCTCAGAAGCAAACAGTGAGACAAAAGAAGTGACAGACGTACTCATTCCATCACTATGGAGCGAAGACCAAAAGCAAGATCCAAAAGGATACATTGGCCAGTCAAGAAGCACGAGATGGTAATCTAAATATATATGTCAGAACTACAAAGCTACACAATCAACAACTTCAACGGTGGCATTAGTGACCTCAGCAACAAAGGCGTGCGAGGAGCTTTTAAGTTCGGCTACGGCATTAACCTACGTAATACCTCGAGCGCACTATCCTGCAACCAGAAGCTCAAGAAAGACTCAGGAGCGGTGGTAACAGACCTGATACGTTTTGGAGTGGCCGCTACAGACGGAAATTGGTACGGATTCGGTGACACAGGAAACATATACAGACGAACATCGGGAGGAGCATGGTCGCTTCAAGCTACAGATCCAGATGGAGAGATACTAGGAGCCGCTGAATACATCCACAACGACGGCAGTAATAATTACGTCAGTCACATTGTATGGGGAACGCAAACCAAACTAAAGAAAGTGAAGACTAGCAGTGGATTCGGTACAATCACTACGGTGACAACATTCGAAAACGGCTTCGCTGGCGAGTGGCACACCATGCTAGAAGCACTAGGTGTGCTGTTCTTCTGTGACGCAGACTTCCTCGGCATCCTAGACTACGAGGGAGCAGTCAACAAGAAAGCCCTACAATTCCCAGGCGGAATATACTCACGCTCACTACTGGACAACGCCAATATTATAATTATCGGAGCAACAGAAAAAGAGCGACAACGACGTGGCTTTCTATTTACATGGGACAAACTAGCAGACTCGTGGATCACAAAAAGAGACCTGCAAGCACAGGGAGCACGCTCATTAAACTTCTTGGAGGGAGGCGTCATGGTGCAAACAGGAGAAGAGCTCAAGTACTGGGACACAGTAAACCTACTGCCACTAAAGCAACTGCCCGGCGGAGGCGAAACACAGCCAGGAGCACAGTCCGAGTATCAATCAATCGGACACTTTGGCGTACAGGGAGGGACAAAGAACGGAGTCTACGGCTACGGCCGTCGAGACAAGAACAGTCCGTTCGCACTGGCACTAGAGTACATTCCGTCACACGGCAACTACGAAAACCCAGCACATAAAATAGGGAGCGTAAGCAATCACCAAGGCACAATGCTCGTGTCGTGGTATGACGGCACAGACTACGGAGTAGATGTAATAGACAACGACAACAAAGCCGTAGCTCTCTATCAGTCATTAGAGATAGACGCTAACACACCATACTCAGAGAAGCGATGGAGGCAGGTAAAAATAGTGACACGACCACTTCCTGCAGGCACATCAATAACATTGCGAGCAAAGACCAACAATGACGACGACTGGCAAGTATGCAAAACAGACTCGCAAGCAACAGTGATGAACGTCACAGGACAAAAGAAAGCAATCTTTAACATTGCAGGAGCAGGCAAGGGAGAGATTGTAGAACTAGAGCTGGTACTAACACCAAACGGAAACGCTACGCCAGAGGTACTGTCGGTAAATACATATCACACAATGCTCACAATATATTAATATGACTGAAAAAGTAAAAGAATTCGAAGTAAAAAACATCGAACAAGATCCTGATCAGGACGTCGAGCTTCCAGAGATTCCAGCATGGGACAGGATATTCGGCCGACCAACCTCACTAGGAGATTTGGACCCAGATGCAGAGGAGCGACTAGATGACGTTGACGCTACATTTTTGACGCTCGGTGACATTGCATTCCTAGACAGCATCACAGAAACAGAAATAACTAACGGTGCAATCACGACACCAAAACTAGCTGCAGGGTCAGTAATAGCCAGCAAGATATCAGTAGGCGACCTAGCCGCTATCAACGCAGACCTCGGGACAATTACGTCAGGAGACATCAGAGGAGCACGCATCAGAACATCAACAGGTGGAGACAGAGTGGAGATAAGCGACAGCGATGACTCAATTAGAATCTACGACAGCAACGACCTACGGATGGAACTGATAGAAAACCGTATGACGTTCTTCGACGGCAACGAAGATGATGTGGTCAGTTTGTTTGCAGGAAACAGTGGCAACTTTTTACTAGCAGGGACAAACGGAAACGACCTACTATTCAGCTCAGAGCGAGACATCATATTTAGCGTTGCGGATGACTTCTCGGTGATAGCAACTGACATCATTACACTACAAGCCGCCGATGAAATTACCTTAGACACGACGTCATTAGCAAACGACATCTTCATTGGACTGGCAGGCAATACGTTCATGCAGTTTGGAAACGGTCGGGTATATCTCGGGACATTCATCGACATGACCGGCTACGACATCACCGATGCAGGGGACATAGACTGCGTCTCACTAACAGAAACCTCAGACATCAGACGAAAGAAAAACATCAAACCACTGGCATACGGACTCAAAGAAGTACTCCAGCTAGAACCAATCCAGTATCAATTCAAGAAACGAGAAAACAAAATACAAGAGGGACGGAAAAAGAAAGGTCGAGCCAAAGAGAAGATGGTAGATGACCGAGCAAAGCAGGGAGGCAGTCACTTGGGATTCTCAGCACAGGACGTATACAAAATACTGCCAGAGGTAACGCAGTACGCAGACCAAGATGGCAAAGAAACCGCCAGACTATACAGCACGCAAATGATTCCAGTACTGGTGCGAGCCATCCAAGAATTGCACAAGGAACTAGATTTATTAAAAAGTAAAGTGTTACAATAAACATATATGAGCGACCCGAATAAGGAACAATCACTCGAAGACAAAATTTTGACTCAGTCAAAGGATGTCGAGAAGCAGTTCGCAGAGAATGAGAATAAAATCCAAGAAGCGAAAGCAGTACTCCAACAGAGAATGCAGAAGCGAATGGAACTCAAGGGACAGCACACAGCTCTGAAAAACCTACTGCCTGAGAAAAAAACATTACCAGCAAAAAATAAAAAGTAATCATGGCATCAGCACAATACGTCGTAGAAAAAGGAGATACATTGGGAGGCATCGCAAAGAAGCTCGGTGTGTCAACTGGCAGTCTACAGGGATTCCGTTCGGGAAATGCAGACCTCATCTACCCAGGCGAAACTCTCTCAGTCAAGTCTCCTACAAACAGTGAGGCGACCAATCGCGCCAGCACAATACGGACTGAGCTCGCAGGAGACAGACCAGCCACAGGCGCAGGAGACGGAACACCAAACGGCAGAGGGCAAGCATCACTAGACGGTGAAAGTACGTCGGGTGGTTTTGATGTTGGTACACTCAAGAGCAACGTAGAAGACGCACGAACAAAACGAGACGAAGCATTCAAAAAGCTCGATGGTTTCCGTACGAGCAGGTACGACGAGCTCGTAGGGGAGCGCGCACTCAACGAACGTAAAGATGAGATAGCGTCACTCGACGACCAGATTGCTGAAAAAAAACGAATTCGTGACGAATCAGTAAACAAAATCAGAAGCAACCCAGGAGCTTCGGCCGCTACTCTAACGGGAGAGGTGGCACGAGCCAGTGATAAACTAAACGCTGACATCAACAACCTCATCAGCCAGCGAAACTCAGTGGCAGGAGAATACAACACAGGACTCTCAGAGATTGAACGACTGGTAGAAAACGAAGCAAAAGACATCGAAGCATCATTCGGATTCTTCGACAACTCAGTAAATGAAGCAGAGCAAATGTTCCAAGCATATCAGCAAGCAATCGTAGACGAGCTCACCAAAGAAGAGGAACGCGCATACGACGAAGCGAGTGACATGCGAGACTTCGAGCAAGCACTACAGCTCGCACAGATGAGAGGCACAGGGTCAGGAAGTGGGACAAACTACACCATCCTCACAGACCAGTTCGGCCGACCAACAGTAGCAATCGACCGAAACAATCCAACCCAACAGATAGACGTATCAGGAAACGAGGGGTCAATGCCAACAGGAGGCGGTAGCAATCCAGCACTGGCTCAAGCACAAGCGCAGGCAGCACAGCAAAGCAACGAGCCAGGGTTCTTCGGTAGAATTAAAAACTGGTTCACAGGAAATTAAACAACTTTATGGCATCTCTCAAAGACCTACTATCAAGAGCAAAAGGCAAGCTCGAGAGAATCCCTGAAATCGCAAAAGAAACATTCAGTGACGGCAAGGAAGCGGTACAGGAATACTTCGAACCACAGCCAATACAAGACGGAATACGTATCCGTGATTTTCTGCGTGAGACGCCAGCAAATGTAGGTGAGGTAACCAAAGACATCGCACAAGGAACAGCACGATCGTTCGACTTCGTCGGGAGAAAGCTGTCACCATTTGAAGAAGATCTGAGTGAGAAGACTGGCTTCAATAAAACGATAGAAGACTTCCTATTCGGTGGAGCAGAGAAACGATCAGAGTCACTAACAGACGTGGGAGAAACAGAGATAGGACTCGACCGCGAAAAAAACCCAATCCTCACACCACTAGCAGGACTCGGTATCATCGGACTCGACTTCGTGCCAGGAGGTCAGGGAAAGAGCAAGGGCTTCAAACAGTTCATCAAATCGCTAACAGATGAGACAGCCGAGACACTGGCGAAGAGTAGCGACAGAGGACTGATAGAGAGCACAGTGCGCGAGTCAGCACCAGCATTGAAAGATGACGAGGTAACAAAGCTGGTAGACGACCTAGTAACAACCAAGAGCGTCGATGACGTGAAGAGTGTGGTGACTGGGGTGCCAGTGAAAGATGTGTCACAAGCAAGAGTTCCTGAAACAGACAAAATAAAAGTAGATCCAGAAACTTTTGATTACAACAGAAAAGCATTTGATGATTACCTAGATTCTATAACAGGAGACACAATTCCTCTTACACATGAAACATCAAGAAAAACTGCAGAAGCAATTATAAAAGGAGCAAACTTGGGAGATGGAGACGATGTATTTTTCTCACTAGGAAATAGAACGAAACCAACATTTGGAGTAGGTAAAGATACTGTCAGAATAGAATTAGAAGCACCAAAAAATGAGATAACTTTTCCAAAAGATGTACAAAAACAACTAGGACAAAAGTATGCAGTAGCACTAGATACTATGGATCATAGTTCAATACCATTTAAAGGTGATGGAGGTCATGTTGCTCTTGCACCAGAGAACTCATGGATAAGTAAAATATTAGATGCAGACAATAATGTTCTTTATTCAAGAGATAGTGCAACAGACGACCTCGTAGAACAAACCACATCACTCAAGTCAAATAAGCAAAACCAAATCGACCAAGCAATGATGGAGCGTGACTTCATTGCAGAGTCAGTCCGAGACAATCCAGCTCGAGAACTCATTAAGTTTATGGGCAAAGGAGACAATTCACTAGCAGAGATGCAGGTGCGTGGGGAAAGCCGTGGACTCAAAGGAGCACAGCTAGACAGCATGGTAACTGAACTAGGATACAAAGGAATGGACGATGCACAAATTGCTATTGAACAATATGCAAAAGACAAAGAGCGACTCGAGGATGCAAAGCAAGTAGTGCGAGACTTGAAACTGGAATACAGTACACTTCTGAAAAACCAAGACGGTATCAACATGGCAAAAGAAACCATCGTCGATGAGATGCCAGAGGGCTATCAAAAAGAAGTAGGAAAAGTACTGGACGCCGCTGAAAAAGAAACCAAGAAACTATCACCACGAAGATTAGCAGACGCCAAGAAGTACGGAATCAGCGAAGATGTGATGGGAAGAATGCTCTACAGTAAAGCTGGAGGGCGTCTTTCACATGAGCAAGCCAGCGACCTCGCACAAAGTATCAACGCACCAATGCGTGACCTACTAGAAAAAGATGCAAAACAATTCCCACTCGATCGTCCAAAGATAGAAGCATACTCACAAGAACTGCAGGGGTACTTCGAGAACGTGGTCAAGCGACTCAAAGCAGATGCAGAGGCACATCCAAAAGACAAAGACCTCGCTACACAATACAAAGAGTCGTCACGTACCTACATGAAAGCACGCACCACACTGGAGGCGGTAATTAGTGAAGCTGGGCGAGTGGTAGAGGGCTCGAAGGTTATCGGTAAATACTCAAGACTGCCCGGCATGGATGGCAAGATTAAACGAGTGCGAAATCAGATAGTGAAATACGCAGAGAACAATCCAAAGCACGCAGACCTACCAACAGAGTTCGACATGGCACTCGAGACGGTAGACTTAAACGACACCACACAGATGCTCGACTTCCTCACACAATGGAACCGAGCGTCATTCCTACAGAAGCTATCAGAGTTTCAAAAAGCATCGCTACTCTCCGCATTATCAACTCACGCAGTAAACGCACTAGGAAACGCCATCCAGCAAGTGATAGACATTCCAGTCCGCGCACTAGCAGGAGGACTAGACGCAGGGAAGTCAGCCGTAACAGGTAGCAAAAGAACAGTCTATGCAGGCGAATCACTGGCGCAAGTTCGAGGAGCATTCCGTTCCGCACCAGCCGCTATCAGACGAGCTACCAAAGCACTAGCCAACGAACACTACGCACAAGAGCTCCGACGTACTGAAATCGAAGCAGGAACCGTAGTGCCAGCAATCAGAGGACGATTCGGTAAGGTAGTGCGACTACCATTCAGACTTCTGCAGATGGCCGACCTTGGATTCCGTACTGTAAAGAGCGGAGCAGAGGGTGACGCACTGGCCACTCGCATCGCCAAAATGGAGGGACTCAAAGGAAAGGCACTTAAAACAAGAGTAGACGAGCTACGGCAAAACCTACCTGAAGACATGCTCGACCTCGTAGACGCTCGAGTAGAGCGGTCACTTATGCTCGAAGACCTCGACGGCATGCTAAAAACTATAGAAGACCTCAAGAATAAATATCCTGCACTGCAGTTCGTTATTCCTTTTTATAGAACACTAGTGAACCTATCCAAAGAGGCGTACCGAATGACACCAATAGGAGGCGTCGGCCGAACAATAGGAAAGCTCACTCCCGGCCAACCCGGACGAAACATCGAACGAGCATTCAATAACAAATGGACTGCTAACGACAATACAAAAATGGAAGAGCTGTCACGGCAAATTATTGGAACAACCATCATGGCGTGGGTAGTAACAAACATGCTCAACGGAGACGTAGAAATAACTGGACCCGCACCAAGTAGTGCAGGCGATAGAGCAGTATTCTACGGACAAGGAAAACTGCCACACTCAATTCGTTACGGAGATAAGTGGATAGAATTCCAGCGTGTCCAACCAATCGGCCAGCTACTACAGGTAGGAGCATCAATCAGTGAAACAATCGATGCATACAAGAACACTGGCCAGCTCGACGACAAAACAGTAGAAAAAGAAATGCTCAACTCAATCAGCGACATCGGGTCGATGGTATTCACACAGTCGCCATTCACAGGAGCCGCCGACCTCTTCGCATTGCTGTCAGGAGGTGAGTACGGCGAGGGATACTTCCAAGCAGGAAACAGATACGTCGGTCAAATGGCTGGAACATTCATTCCGAACATTCTACGACGATTGACAGTGGCACAAGATCCAATCGTATATGAAAAGCGTGACATTGAGTCACAGCTGAAAAGTCGTGTGCCAGGACTAGCGCAAACCTTAACACCAAAGCGAGACATCTTCGGTGAGACAATCCGTCAGGGAGGGACACCAGCATCACGCTTTGCTTCACCAATCAGAACGTCAGAATCAATCGAGAACAAACTCTACGACGAGATGGCAGACATAAAATTCACGCCGACCGTTCCAAATCGACGTGCCTACAACGAAGACCTCAGTGTCAAAGAATACGACTCACTGATGCTATTTTATGGACCCAGATTCAGAGACGAACTGTGGACAGTAGTAAACGATCCGTCGTACAAGACACTAAACGCTGAACAAAAACAGGATATGATTAGTAGTGTCAGTAGAAAGGTACTCGACTTCTCACGACAGACATTATTTCCAGTCTACTTAGAGAAAAACCAACTCCGAAAGCAATGGGAGCAGGAGGGTATCACTCCAATGGTGATAGAAGACGCGCTCAACATCCAGTTCCCATACGACAAAGCCACACTGGAAATATACGCAGAAAACATCCTTGACGAAAACATTCAACAGGGGGAGGCGAGACAAACCATAGAAGACCTATTACAATGAAAAAGAACATGACTCTAGATTTTGTCCATACGCCGATACTAATAAAGCATCTAACATACTTCTTTGCATTCATTATCGGGTCAGTCGGGTTGGCAACCGAGGCCTTTGCTATATTCGGGGTATTAATTGTGATCGACACAATTACAGGAGTGGTAAGAACAATTAGAATTAGAGGCGGAGATAGCTTCACTAGTCTACAGTTAACAGGAGGAGTGATATCAAAAGCACTGATTATATCAGTACCACTTATCGTAGCGTGGGCAGGAAGAGGAGCAGGACTAGACCTGACTCTAGTAGCACAAGGAATACTGTCAGTATTAATTCTAGCTGAAGCATACTCAATCCTTGGAAACATCCACGCCATCCACGTAAAACGTGACGTGAAAGAATTCGATGCAGTAGCATGGATTCTAGGAATGACCAGAAACAGACTGGAGCATTACTTAAAAACAACAGGAGGAGATAAAACTAAAGATGGACAAAAAGACTTATGAAAATAACAAACAAACCAACACCAAACATATACGAACTAGATGGAGTTCCAGTAGCAATAGTTCTGCACACCACACTCGGCTCAATCGAGGGAGCAGTAGAATGGCTACGCACTACACCAGAAGAACGACAGCTACAGACAGGAGTAAAAAGCTACAGCTCGGCACACGCAGTGATAGGACGCTACGGAGAAGTAGTGGAACTAGCTGGAGTAGACAAAGGAACGTGGCATGCAGGAGCAGTGAGTAACCCAAGTAAACGAGCAAAAGATATCATCCCAAAAACTTTACTAGGAGCAATAAAAAATCCAAACAAACACACCATCGGCCTCGAGTTCGCATCGGGATACGATATAGATCGAGACGGAGTGTTAGAATCATGGGAGAAGTTGTACACAAAGAGTCAAATCAAAGGAGCAGTGGAATACGTTCTGACACGGGTAGAGCCACAAATCCTAGAAAAGCACGGAGTCGAAATACGCTTCGAGGACGCAAACGTGATCACTCATAAAGACGTCACAAGCTACAAACCAGACCTAGAGATTCAACGAGCAATGTTCCTCACTGAATTAAAAAAACAACGAGGAGAAAATGAGGTAGTAGTACCGACACCAATAACAGAGATTGCTATTAAGAAAGGGCAAACTCTCAAGGTGGCGGAAGTAGGAGAAGACTTTATAAAACTAAAAATCTAAACTATGTACGCAACATTAATATTCATTGGAACAGTACTGCTAACACAAATTGTGAAGAAGCATGTCTTCCCAAGATTTGGAGCAACAGGAGTACACGCACTGACGTTCACAATCGCACTAGTGGGTCTAGGAATCTACGAGTACGCACAAATTAATCCTGCATTCATGGACGTGATCGTATGGGCACTTGGATACCTAGCAGGAGCCGTAGCAATCTACGAAGTGATCCTCAAGAAGATTGGCATGCCATCCGCAACAACTCAATTGGAAAACGACCAAAGATAAGTTACACTACAGGCACCATGTTCGTGTTGGACATGGGTCGAATGGCTTCGAAGACCGTAAGGTCTACTCCGAAAAGCACCCACTCAACCGAGTCGGGTGCTTTTCATATCACCAGTACAAATCCTATGGGGGTACGTTGAACGTAAACATAGAAAAGGTACATACAGTCGAAACGTACACCAAATAGCGTACAGGGCAATTCTAAGCGAATAAGAGCATGTTCAAAAACAAAAGAAAATGAACACGTTAGGAGAACAAGTGCATGAAATGCGTATGTGTATACTCTTTTCTTATCTCTTCTTCTCTCCTCTAGCGTTACATATGTAACAATGATTGTTACAAGTAGACAAAATTGTACCCACAGACAGCGTGGACAGTAGACAGAAAAGTGATAAGATATATACAGGTCGAAGCCATTAATAAAAACCTAAAACAACACACATGAAAAAGTACAGCGAAAGAGACGGCTACGGAATCTACACCACAGACTTCCAAGCCACGGACGGACGCCTACAAAAGACAGGTAACTGGATAGCAGAGAACAGCATCGAGATACTGATGATCGCACTATTTGCAGGAATGGTAGTAGGAACAGGAATGCTCCTACACACAACAGCACTAGCTGCTGACACACTAATCGAGTACGCAGAAGAAAGTGAACAAACACAAGAGAACAACTATCAACTGCAACAGGTACTCGAAGCAGTCCAAAAAGAAAACGAAGAGCTCAAGAACTTCAAGCCAGTGACAGGAGCACAGATTCAATCCTATTGAAGAGTAGAGGCGGAGGTGTCAGCGTACACATCTGACATAGCCGAGACAGACGACACGCCATTCACAACGGCGTCGGGAGCTCGCACAGAGCACGGAGTAATTGCTTGCCCACGCAAGTACGACTTCGGAACGCAGGTAAAAATTAAAGGAGAGATATACACCTGCGAGGATCGAATGAACATACGCTACGACGGCGAACACTTCGACATCTGGATGGAGCACAAAACAGACGCATACAACTGGGGTCGAAGATTAATAGAGGTAAAAATAATCAAATAAAAAATGTACATCAATAAAGCAATGGTCTACGGAAACCTGACACGGGACCCAGAACTCAAAGCACTACCATCAGGGAGTAGTGTGACATCATTCTCAATCGCAACCAATCGAGTCTACAAAGACAAAGACGGAAACAAGCAAGAATCAGTCGACTACCACAACATCGTAGTATTCGGGAAGCAAGCAGAGAACGTCGCAAAGTACCTAACGAAAGGATCGAGCGCATTTATCGAGGGACGCATGCAAACACGAAGCTGGGACAAGGATGGACAAAAACAATACCGCACAGAAGTGATAGCAGACTTCGTACAGTTCGGGCCGAAGAAAGTAGAGGGAGGTACTGCACCAAAGAAAGACGAAGAGTCGGAAGCTCTAGACTATCCAGAGGAGGAGATTAATCCAGAGGACATTCCGTTCTAGAGAGTATGAATGGAAACATAACTACCAGATAAAGAATTCTAGACATGGCACGCAAAAAGAGAAGAAACTTCATAGACGACAGCGAAGCACAAAAGTTTCTCTACGATGCATACGGACTCAAAACAAAAAGAGTAAACCACTACCACATCAAAGTCTGGCACGAAGAGCACGACGGATGGTTCGACTGGTACCACACAACGGGGTCGGTAGTAAAGACCAGCAGAGGCACAAACGGAGAATACTATCCAGCAAAGTTCGGATACGCCAACGACGAAGAGACATTAGCAATCAGAATAAACGAAGCCATATGGGAAAACAATTCACACTCACTCTCAGGTACGAAGTGACAGTCGAAGCTGAGAATGAAGAAGAAGCAATCACACTCGCAGGAGAGCAACTGATAGAAGAGACAGGTCACGATTGGAATATTGACGAGGGAGAGTGTGCTCTATGTGACGGAACAGGAGAAGTAAGCACAGATGAAAGCGATGGAGAGGGTCACATTATGAGTGGAGTAGGAACAAGTAAATGCGAATGCCAGATATGAAAACATACTCAGTAACAGTCATTATTGAGCAATGGGACGACAAAGAACCCAACGCCAGACAAAAGATGATTAACTAATTAATAGCAGAGGGGATAATTACCAAGCTATGAGCACCAACGAAATAAATATGAACAGAAAACTACTACAAACAAATGGAATAGCAACAGAAAACAATAGAGGTGAATGGGTTCCACCAATCCCTTGCCCTTATTATTATGGATGGAGACTTAATAGGTGCCGATGTGAGTGTGGAAAAAAGTTTAAAACAGA